GTGTCGAGCGTGATGAAACTCAGCTCGCCCGCCTCGACGAACGACAGCGAGAACAGGATCACGTTCCCGTTGTCCCAAGAGTCGACCTGCCGGTACTCCGTCAGATTGACCCGGATCTCGCCGTATACCGGGTGCACCAGCGTCCCCGGCCCCTCGGCCTCAAGCGCTTCGAGCAGCGCAACCGACTGGCCCGCCGCATCGTCCCCGATCACATAGGCCTCGACGCTGATGGCGCGCGTCCGTCGACCAAGGTCTTCGGTCACCGCCAGGTCACCGCCCGGGGTCTCGTGAACCCCGACGCGACGACCGCCCGACAGTCCCTCGGTCTCGACTTCGAAGGGCACGCCGCGGAACGACGCGGCCCGTAGGCTGTCCGTCCACGCCATTAGAGTGCCCCCGTCCCGACCTTGCGAACGCCGGCTTTGACGTTGCTGGCCTTCGGCTTCTGCGTGATCTCGGCGTTGGTGCCCGGGGCCGCTTCGACCTTGACCGTGATCTCCTGCGGCGGCGCCGGCGGGCCCGCCGAGTTCACCTGGCCTAGACCGTACGGGAGCGCGTTCAGGCGCTCGGCCGCCGTGCGCGGGGCGTTCAGCGCTTCCATGCTGCGGTCGAAGAAGCCGGCGCCCTGAACGGGGATGTTGTACATACCCGAGCGCTGCCCCCGGTATCGCGACTCGTTGGCGCGATTTTCCTCGAGCAACGTATCAAGCTCCTTCTGTGCGCCCTGCGCTGCAAGCTGCGCCGAGAAGACGGCGACAGGGCTAGCCATGCCGAACTTCTGCAGATTGACGAGCGCTTCGGCTCGGTTCGCCGTGCGGTCAACTTCTTCCTGCGCATCTGGCACAAGGCGACCGATGCGAGCTTGCTCGTTTCGAAACGCTCGCTCATCAGCCCAGTCGGCTGCTTTCGTCCCGATGTCCTCCCCGAACTGAGGTAGCAGATCGAGAGCCTCTTTGACGTCGGTCACGACGCCGTAGAGCCCGTCGAAGATTTCCTTCACCGAGCGAGCGCCGCTCGCGATAGCGTCCCAGTCGATACGCGAGAACGCATCGCCGAGGTAGTCGACCGCCCCGCCCACGTTCTGCGCGATCACTTCTTGGTTCGCTTCGGCCCAGCTCGCGAGCGACGCCAGGTGCGGCGTGATCGCTTCGAGGAACGCCGTCCCGACCGTGCGCTTGACCGTGTTGTAGCGGTCGTTCAGGACGATCATCTGATCGTCCAGCGCGCCCATCCGGTTTGCCTGCTCGGTGGTCATGACGCCCGCGGCGCGCATCTCCTGCCGAAGCTTCTTGACCCCCTCGGAGCCCGTGACGGCGAGGAGAGCCATGTCTTTGCCGGCCCCGCCGAACGCCATCGACGCCAGAGCGGCGCGTCTCGCGGGGTCTTCCACCTGTTCCATCGCGCTGATGTAGAGCTCGAGCGCCTGCTCGGTCGACGTCGTCGCCTTGAGCTGGTCGAGCAGTGGCTTCGAGACCTTCTTGAGCCCGCTCGCGAGCTTGCCCGTCCCCTCGCGAGCGAGTGCCATCTGTCGCGCGAACGTCTGGATGGACGAATTGAAGGTGCCCACCTCGACGTCGCTGCGCTGCGCCGCGCTGCGCCACTCCTGGATTGCTTCGACGCTGAGCCCGGTCTTGGCCGCGAACGTAGCCAGCTCGTCGCCGGCTTCGAGGGTCTCTTGCGCCCAGGTCTTGGCCGCGATGCCTGCCCCGACGAGGCCCGCGCCAATGGCGCCGATCCCGACGAGAGCGGCCCGGCCCGTCGCCTCTCGGATACTGCCGGCCGCGCTCGTGATGGCCGAGCTTGCGCTCGTCGCATTGGCCCGCATGCTGGCGAGCGACGCCCCGATCTTGCGAGCCGAGCGGCCGATCACCGCGCTCGCGGTGTCCTTCGCCTTGACCTCGACTGCTACGGGATACGTCGCCACCGCTCACCCCTTGGCGCTGCGCGCCTTCATGGTCTCGGCCAGTTCGCCGAGACCGTCGAGCCACCACCAGAGCGCCGGAACGGTCAGCTCTCGGACGTCGGTCGGCCCCCAGCCGAAGTGTTTGCCGAGCCCGACGGCGCAGGCTCGCCAGTCGACGGGGAGCCGCTCACAAAAGGGGCGAGCGCCTGGCCGATCTTGAGCAGGTCGGCCACTGAGATCTTCTTACCCGAATCGGTCGGAACGCCCGCGCACTGCGACAGAACGAACACCTGCCACGCTGGCCGGAACGGCAGAACTTCGAGCGACCGCCCGAAGGCCTCCGGGCTCGACTCGTCGAGCCATCCGTCGATCTCGCCGAGACCAGGCGGGCGAACGAAGCGCAACGTCGAAGACGTCTCGCCTTGCGTGCCCACCTTGATCGGGTGCGATAGCTCGATCTCAAGCACCGACGTCGCCGGGGCCGGCGGCGCTTTGAGCGCTGGGGCCTGCGGCGTCGGTCCGCTTCGGCCCGAAGGCCGCGGCGGCGTGCGAGGGTTCGACGCCATCAGTCAGCGATCTCGACGATGCGCTGAGCGAAGATCTCGATCTCCGCCGTTCCCTCGACCAGGTCGTGATCGAAGGTGCCCGTGGTCGTCGCGCCGGTGAGCTGGTAGACCCGGCCGCGCGTCTTGACCATGCAGTCCTTGTTGATGAACGCCGCCCAGAACGCCGAGGTGTCGTCGTCGTACACCTGCACGGTGCAGGTAAGCCCCGGCGCCACCGGCGTGCGCTTGACGCCCACCTTGCCCGAGTGGGCCATCTTGGCCTCGCGCGTCTCGGTGGACGTGCGAACGACGAAGCTCCCTTCGACCTCGACGATCCGCCCGTCCATCTCGACGAGCAGGACGCCCGCATGTAGATCCGCCATGGGTTAGGCCTCCGGGTATTGCAGGTAAGGCCGCATCAGGACGGCCAGGACGTTGAGCTGGTTCGCGAGGTCGGGCGGGTAGAGGATGTCGACCCGGTTCGCATCGGTGCCGTTGCGCTCGACGACGACGTTCTCGGCGAAGCCCGCGACGTCCTCGACGATGGCCCGCGCCGCGTGCTGCCGATACCGGCCCACGAGGTGGGCCTTGATCATGTCGACGTCCACGGCCGGCGTACCGGGCTCGATGACGCTCGCGTCGTCGACCAGGATCTTGCCGGCGCAGTACTGCCGCGTGGCCGACTTCAGGTCGTCGATGAGATACGCGACCTGGTGGACGTTGTTCGTCCACCTCAGCGTCGTGTCGGCGACGCCAGAGCCGTCGGTCTTGTAGTGCGTGACCGTCGCGTTCAGCCGGAGCTGGCCGTACGCGTCGGTGTAGAGCGACGCGACGCCCTGGAGCCCGATCGTGTTGTTCTCGACGTCGCTGAACCGCGAGCCGAGCGCCGGGCCCGGCATCGCCTGGCCGCGCGAGTCGAGCAGCGCGAGGTCTTGCATCGGAACGGCCGGGTTGCTGCGAATGCTCTTCGTCATCGCGCCGGCCGCCGCCGCCGCGATCTCCCACTCGGGGCACGGCGGGAAGTCCAGCCCGAACGTGGTCTGGTGCGGCGAGTTGCGCGTGCCCGCCCAGGTGGTCAGGTCCGAAACGCTGTCCACGAGGCACGAGTACGCGTGCGACAGCTTGCCGCGCGTGGCCGACCAGCGGTCCACGAGCTCGGCGTCGAACGCGTCCATGATCGTGTCGTCGGTCCGGTGCACGACGATGTGGCGGATGTCGGCCGCCGCCATGTTCGTGATCGGCGTGCTGACCGCGGGGTCGGTCGAGCCGCCCGAGACCTGCGTGAGCGTGAGCGCCACACCCGCCGGCAGGACGTCGCCCGGATCCGGGTTGACTTCGATCCGGCCGGTGTTGCCCGCGACGCCCGCGTTCTTGGCGGTCAGGGTGACGGTGTCGGTCGACACCGACGCGACCGTCGGCAGGTACGTGTGGAGGTCGAGCTCGGCCTCGATGGCCGCGGCGATGCTGTTCGCCGAGTCGCCCGCGGAGACGCCGACGCTGATCCGCTTGCCGAAGACGCGGAGCTTGATGGTGCCGTCGCCCGTCGCGGCGGCGGTCACCTGGATCGTGCCGGTGGCCTTCGTGGTCCCGTTGTCGGCCAGGGGCATCGCCCAGAGCTCGCCCTGCGGGTCGTTGTACAAGAAGGCGTGGCACATGATCGCGAGCTGCGAGCCGACGCCAAACAGTGCCGTCGCACGCTCACGGCTCGTGACCTGCACAAGCGTGTTCGTCGTGGCCGAGCCCGCCGACAGCTTCTGTGCGACGATCGCGACTTTCTGGCTTGCGGCCTGCGGCGACGTGCCTTGTCGGTCGAGCTGGACCTGGGCCAGGCCGATGAGCTGATTGCTCGAGACCTCGGGAATCGGGATCGCCATGGCTTACTCCTTCCCCTTTTTCGGGGCGGGGACAGGGGCGGGGACAGGGGCCTCGGGCGTCGCGACAAGCACACCGCCGTCCGCGATGCGAGCGTGCCAGTACGGATCGAGCGTGACTTCCTCGCCGCCCGCGAGCAGCACGCGGCCCGCCTTGGGCGAGCCGGCCGGCCACAGGATCCGCGCTCCGTCGCGGGGGATGAGTCGCACTCGCTCTCGCATGGTCACGCCTCCAGGTCGGCGAGAGTGACCTCGGCGACCGTGTCGTTGTTCTGCTGCACGTCGACGGTGACCGTCTCCAGTGCGTCCCGCTCGCCGGCCGGGGCCTGGCGCGTGCGGGTCTGTGTGATCTCGTAGACCTGCCGGAAACTGCCGTACCGCGAGCCGGCCTCGCTGATGTCCAGCACGCGCTCCGAGGGCTTGATCACGACGCCTTCGCCGCGGCCCGGGCGGTACTGCGCGATCCACTCGCCATCCTCGAGGAGCGCATCGGCCACGTCTTCCTCGAGCGTGTCGAGCGCCGCGGCCAGGTCCGCGTCCGTCGTCGACGGCGCCGGGGCGATGATCCCCCGGATCTCGAGCTCGATGGTCTCGGTCCGGTGGCCCTTGCCGTGACCGCGCCCTTCGCGGCGGATCGTGTTCGTCTCGACCGTCAGGAGCGGGGTCGTGTCGGGCGTCACCCCGCCGGCCTGTAGACCGGCCTGGATGGCGTGAAGGCGCGAGTCATGCACGCGACTACCGGCCGACGTCGCCGCGGCGATTAGTCTCGCCACCACGTCTGTTCGCACCGTCGTCGCCGCCGCCACGCGCTACCTCCCCAGAATCAGCACCAGCCCGCCGGCACCATCCGGCCGGGCTTCAATTATCGTGTAGGTCGTCCCGCGGACCTCGACCGTGCTCTGACGAACCACGATCGAAGCCCCGCTGAACTGCTCGGACCGAACCGAGATCCGGGCGGGTTCGTCCACCATCACGAGCCCGTCGCCGATGATGGCTTCGCGCGTCGCGCCGGCGTCGAACTCACCCTTGATCTCGTACTCGGTCGAGCCGACGGTCAGTGTCGCCGGCTCGCCAAACACGCCCGCGCTCGCGCGCTGCGTCAGTTGGGCGAGCCGGGTCCACTGGCCCATCGATTACAGGCCGGCGCTCTTGTGCGCCCAACAGTAGACAGTCATGACGCCCGCGGTGAGCGCCTCGACCGCGACGACCGCGACCAGCTTGCGCGCGGCCGTGGTCTCGATGCCGGCGACCGCGAGGGTCGGGACCTTCACGACGCCCGCATCGTAGGGGTTCGCACCGTTGCTGATGGCAAGCGCCGTCTTGAGGCAGTCTTCGTCGTCGGTCTTGACGCCGAGAGCGATGGTCGCCGCGTCCGTCGCGCTTGTGAACGTCGTGTGAACGTCGTACTGCAGCCGCGTCGGGATGAAGCCCGACGGGATGTCCGGACCGAACATCACGAGCTCGTGCGTGCCGATCGCGAGGCCATCCGTCGCATCGAGGTAGCCCACGAACTTGAGATCGCCCTCGATGTTCGAGTCGACCACCAGCACGCGGACCTTCGTGGCCGAGCTGCCCGCGGCCACCGCTGCGTACCCGATGAACAGGCCGAGAGCCTTGCCGGTGACGACCTGGTTGGTCGCGTCCCAGTAGAGACGCTGGTTCTCGGCGATGGTCTCGGCGCCGGTGTGCGGCGAATCCGAGATGGCGCCCGAAACCTTGTTGAGCAAGAGAAGCCCGCTCGTCTTGGCGGTCACCGCCTCGCCGCTGGCCACCGTGTCGCACGGGATGATGATGCGCCCGCCGTAGACATACGGCACGTCGACCGTCATCGCGCCCGGGGCGGCCTGGAACGCGATCTCGGTGGCGCTGGCAAGGTAGCTCTGCATGTCTCTGTCTCCTGCGCCGGGCTCGCCGGCTCAGGGCCCGTTGCCGGGCCCGTCGTTGGGTCGTCCGATTACGCGCCCGCGTTGTAGGCGGCGCCGCGGAAGTTCACCGCCTGGACGTTGAAGGCGATCCGGCAGTGCAGCTTCACGCCGAGGGTCTCCTCGTCGTAGAGCATCTCCGAGAGGATCCCCTCGTCGCCCAGGACCGTCTCCATGAAGCACGGCGCGATGCTCGGATCCGCGAAGCCGTAGAAGGCCGTGGTGCTGGAGATCTCGGCATCCGCGACAAGCTGCACCGACCGCAGAGACGGGGTCATCGCCGTCGACGCCGCCGTCGGGATGTACGCGCCCGCGATGAGCTGCTCGGCCGCGAACTCCTTGGCCGAGCCCACGACCAGCGTGCGCATCGGCAGGTTGAGGCGCATGCCGTTCGAAGCGCTGATCGAGCCCTCCTTGTCGTGCATGCCCTTCTGCTCGCGGATGAGCTTGCGGAGCTCGCCGAGCGTCGTGGCCGAGAGCGCCGCCGTGCTGCCCACGTTGCCATGGTTCGCGTGAAACACGGTGTTCGTCGAGACCGACGTGAGAGCCGGGTTTTCGACGAGCTTCGCGTAGGCCTTGGCGTTGCGCTTGACCGCGACGCGGCGACCGAGCGACGCGGCGATCGCGCCCATCATGCCCCACTTGTCGTTGACGATGGCGCGGCGCGACCAGCTCAACTTGCGGCCCCATTCCTTGAGAACGAGCGGCTCGCCGCCTTCGTTGACCGTGCCCTCGACGAGCTTGCCCGACTCGCCGATCTCTTCGAGATCCGGCAGGCGCGAGAAGTCGACGGCCTTGTACCCGTCCCGGAAGTCCGGGAGGGACTTGACCGCGCACCAGGCCTGGTACGTGGTCGGCGTGTTCTGGTAGGCGTCCAGGATCGTGAGCTCCGACGCCGAGCCGAGCAGGATCGGAAGGTCGGCCGTGCCGATCTCACCGAGACGCTCGCGACGGTTGAAGCTCTCGCG